CGGTTATGCATGGCAAAGAGATGTTTAATGTTTACACTCAAGACCAAGACGGCACAGTTCAAAACATCGGAAAGGTTGGTGCTGATCCGGAACTGAGAGTCATGGCAGCAAAGACTTTACTGGGCAAATGCGTGCCTGATTTAAAGGCTGTTGAAATAACAGCACAAATTGAAGAGCGAAAGGTGCTTGATATAAGCAGATTGACCGATAATGACCTCACCACAATTGAACGAGTTCTTGAACACGCTGTCATTGAAGGAAGTCCGAGCGGAGAAGATGAGGAGATCGCTGAAGGAGTTTACCAAGAACTCTTGGCAAGCGATTGAACCAGGACGAGACTTCCACGACAACTGGCACATCGATGCAATATCGGAACATCTGCAGGCAGTTGTTGAAGGAGACATTAAACGTCTGATAATTAACATTCCACCTCGGCACATGAAATCTATCTCGGTTGCTGTTGCTCTCCCAGCATGGACGTGGACTATCCAGCCAAGCAAAAAATTCCTCTATGCATCTTATGCTGGCTCTCTTTCCATTAGAGACTCGGTTAAGTGTAGAAGGCTCATCGATTCTCGTTGGTATAAGGAACACTTCGGCGAATCATTTAAGCTGACTGGCGACCAAAACCAGAAGCAAAGATTCGAGAACGACCACACTGGTGCAAGGATTGCAACCTCGGTTGATGGTGCTTTAACAGGGGAAGGTGGTGACATAATAGTCATCGACGATCCGCATAATGTTAGGGAAAGTGAGTCGTCAGCTGTTAGGGATGGCGTGCTTGAGTGGTGGGATCAGGCTATGCAAACTCGACTTAACGATCCTAAAACTGGTGCGTTCATTATTATCATGCAGCGAGTGCACGAAAGAGACTTGACTGGCCACATACTAGCCAACGAGATGGATGGCGAGTGGGATCATTTATGCATTCCTGCACGTTATGAGATTGGCCACCCCACCCCAACAAGATCCCGTTTAGGCTTCACCGACCCACGAACCAAAGAGGGCGATCTTCTTTGGCCAGAAAGGATCGACGCTAAAACACTCGGCAACTTAGAAAGATCATTGGGCAGTTATGCTTCCGCAGGTCAGCTACAACAACGACCAATGCCCAAAGGTGGCGGTATTCTAAAAGCTGAGTGGTGGGTGCCATGGGAGAAAGATGATCTTCCTGACATTGAATATGTTTTGCAATCTTGGGATACAGCATTTAGCACGAAAGAAAAGTCGTCCTATTCAGCTCGCACAACTTGGGGTGTCTTCCGTAAAGATGGCCAGATAAACGCAATGGTCTTAGAAATGTGGTATGATCGTGTCAGTTATCCTGAGCTCCGAAAGCTCGCACAAGAAGCATATTACGACTGGGAACCTGACGCAGTATTGATAGAAAAGAAAGCATCTGGCCAATCATTGTTGCAAGATTTACGCATGGCAGGTGTGCCTGTTCTTGAGTATATGCCCGACAGAGACAAAGAAGCTCGTGCCCATGCATCGTCTGCTCTCTTAGAGGATGGAAGAATTTACTATCCTTCTGACAAAAAATGGGCTAAGAATTTAATTGATATTTGTGCATCTTTTCCTGCAACCGACAATGATGACATTGTCGACACTTGCACACAAGCATGGTTAAGGCTGCGAAAAGGCTGGTTTGTAACGCACTCTAATGATTTAGAGGGTGACGAATATGAGGAAAAAAGAAGGATAACATTGTATGGCTAGAGAACCAGTTGCGATTCAACAACAGTTAGTCCCCTTTGCAGAGTCTGCACCTGCGGATGACTTACAAGTTGAAACAATTGGTGATGATGTTTTAATCGGAGACCCAGAGCTAGACAATAATCCGGAAACAGACAGCACCTTTGACGAGAACTTAGCTGAGGAGATGTCTGATAAAGAGCTCAACTCAGCTGCATCTGAGCTTATTGGATATTACAATAATGATCGTGAAGCTCGTTCCGAGTGGGAAGAGCGATACAAAAAAGGTTTACAAACGCTAGACCCAGATGGTGGCATGGATGAGTCTGAGGACGAACGTGCTACTCGTGGTCTATCTATCGTTGTTCACCCGATGATCGCTGAGGCTGCAACGCAGTTTAATGCGAAAGCGATTGCCGAGCTTTATCCTAGTGGTGGTCCAGTTAAAACAGTTATCGTCGGTGACCCAAGCGAAGAGTTAGAAGAACAAGCTCGCAGAGTTCGTGAATACATGAACTATCAGATAACTCAGGAGATGCCTGAGTATTTCCCTGACCTCGACCAGATGCTTTTCCATTTACCATTAGTTGGCCAGACGTTTAAAAAGGTTTGGTGGGACAGCAATATGGACAGGCAATGCTCTCAGTTCGTTAAGGCTGAGGACTTCGTCGTTGCTCCGGAAAGCAAAGACTTATACACCTCCCCTCGTTACACGCATGTTATTCGCATGCCGAAAAACGATTACAATCGCTATGTTAAGTCTGGCTATTATTTGCCAAGCACCGACAAAGGTGGCGACTTAGATCCATCAGGCGATACTATTGGCGAGATAGAAGGTGTCGACCAGTATGCCGACGACTCGCAAGATGAGGTAATGACTCTTTTAGAGATGCATGTTTACCACTCGTTCGAGGAAGAAGACACCGACGACGAGAATGCAGTTGCTATTCCTTATGTTGTTACAGTAGACTATGACAATGAGAGTGTTGTCAGCATTCGTCGTAACTGGCGAGAAGAAGACGAGTTAAAGAAACGCAGGGATTGGTTTGTATCTTATAAGTTCCTTCCTGGATTGGGCTTTTATGGTTTTGGCTTGTATCATCTTATTGGTGGTCTGGGTAAAGCAGCAACTGGATCCTTACGAGCTCTCTTAGATTCCGCTGCATTTAGCAATATGCAAGGTGGCTTCAAGTTACGAGGCAGAGTTTCAGGTGGCGAGGTTCAGGTTTCTCCTGGAGAGTTCGTTGATCTAGACGCAACAGTCGACGACGTCAATAAAGCAATTATGCCATTGCCATTTAAAGAACCAAGCGGATCTTTGTTTAGCTTGCTTGGCTATATTGTAGATGCAGGACAGCGATTTGCTAGCACTGCTGATTTGAATGTTGGGGATGTAAATCCTAATGCACCTGTGGGCTCTACAGTCGCACTTATCGAGCAAGGCTCTAAAGCCTTTTCAGCGATTCACAAGAGGCTGCATTATGCCCAAGGTCAAGAGTTCAAACTCCTAGCGGACTTGAATGCTGAGAACCTTCCGGAGCAGTTTACATTTTCGTTGATCGGTGGCGAGTCGGAAGTCTATGCTGCTGACTTTAACGAACGCATTGATATTCTCCCAGTCAGTGACCCCAACATATTTTCTACTGCCCAGAGAATTGCTCAGGCTCAAGCTGTTTTACAGATGGCTCAGTCAGCACCAGATATGCACGATATGTATGCTGCTTATAAGCGCATGTATGAAGCAATTCGCATTCCTAATATTGACGAGATATTGGTCAAGCCTGCAGATGCACCGATGCTAGATCCTATCGACGAGAACATGTCGGTTATGTATGGCAAACCAATAAAAGCATTTATAGAGCAAGACCACGACTCGCATATAGCAGTTCACATGCAGTTTCTTTCCGACCCATCGCTCGCTGGGAATCCTGGAGCTGCAGGCATGCAACCTGTATTAGTTGCTCACGTCGCTGAACATATTGCGTTGCTTTATAGAACACGAATGGAAGCAAGCATTGGCGTGCCATTGCCAACCATTCCAAACTTGAGGGAAAAAGACTTCCAGTTCGATGATATTAACCCAGATCTAGACAGGCTCATAAGTCAGCGTGCTGCTCAGGTTGTGCAAGAAGCACCTGAAATGAAAAAGATTGCATCGATTCAGCCTAAAGGTCAACAGCAGGATCCATTGCAATATGCCAAGCAACTCGCTCAACTTGAAGCTGAAGCACTCAAAGCTAGGACGGAGTCCCAAATCGCTGCTGACCAAGCTAAAGCACAGTCCTCGATCGAAATTAAAAAGGCTGAAGCCCAGCAAGATATGCAAATAGATGCAGCCAAAGCTCAGGCAGATCTACAGGCTAAAGTCATGAAGTTAGAAGCTGAGTTGCAGTTAGAGCGAGAGAAAAATGCAGCCAAAATACAAATAGAGGCAATGAAGAATGGATGAGATCCTAGCATCTATTAGACCAATAAATCCAGCTGCGTTCGGTGGCATGCCTCAAGGCCAAGCTCCTCAGCAAGGCAACCAACCATTCGACGCAAACCAATATCTTATGCAAAAAGTAATGCAAATTCGCCAGAGAATGAATAATGGAGACTTAGGTGCTTTGGGCAATGTAATGTCGGCAATGCCACCACCGCAACAACAAGGAGCACCAGCAGCATGAAATACGGAGCTTTAGAATCTATTCCAAGACAAACAACTATTGGTGGTCAGCCACATATGTTGGCATACATTAATCCCGAAGAGGAAAGTCTTATTCAAGACTACAGAGGCAACTTGCCTCCTGTTGCTGGTCCTGATGGTGTTCCTGCTTATTTATTTGGATTTAGTTGGGGCGGTGGTGGTGGATCATCTGCTAGCTCTAGCAATGACGACGACGATGATGAGCCAGGATTCTTCGAGAGCATAGGCAATGGACTAGCAAGTGTTGGTTCGGCAATTAGCAACACAATCAGCTCAGCAGTTGATTTTGCTAGCGACTTTGTTAGCGATGTTGGGAATGCAGCTGCTGACACTATTAAAGAGGTTGTAACTTTAGGTGCAGCTGAAACAGAGACTTATAATCCAGATGTTATGAACATGAATTATGATTCGACTGGTGGTAATACAACTGTTGCGACAACAACTTCTGCTACACAAGTTTTCTATGATATGAATGGTGTTTCTCATTCTACGCAAGCTGCAGCTGATGCAGCGAACGCAGCGATTGCCGCTTCAGGAACAGAAGCTGCTAATCCTTATAAAGAATATGCAGACTCAATGAAAGAAGCAGGAATTCTAAGTCTTGGTGGTAAGCAAATGCCAGACGAACCTGACAATGTAGGCAATACACCAATATTAACATACACAGGTGGTGGGGAATATTATGGTCCAAATATAGATGGCACTGCTGGTTATTCTGGTGATGCTTCTTACGAAGTTTTCGGTGGATTAGATGCTGACGAAGATGCAAGCATGTCTTACAATGAGGATGGAACTTTATTTGTTCCATATGATGGCAAAGATCCTTATTCTATAGATGCTAACACTAATTTTTATGGCTCTACTGATCCTAATTCCCCAGACTACAACATGAGCAAAGATTTAGCTGAAAATGGATCATATGTTAATTTAGAAGGTGTAAGAGTAGAAGGTGAGCCGTTCGAAACTGACTTCCCGATGAACGGTGCAGCAATACTAAATGAGCTCGGCAAAGACCACCTTTTAAAAACTGGTGACGATAGCAAAATGATTACTATTGCAGAAGGTGGTGGTTATACGTTCATCAATAGTGATGAAAAAATAACAAGTGATGATGCAATAGGGATCATTGAAGATGCGATTGATGATGGTTTATTGAGTGAAGATATTTTAGATCCTCTTGAGCCAGATGGTCCTGATGATCCTATCATACCTGATTCAGAACCGTTCTCAAGAAACATTTATGGAACCAGAGACACAATGGGTGATTTTTATGGTGGTCGTTCAGGAGGAATGTGGGATAGATTCGTAGGAAGTTATTTAACAAGGT